ACCAACTCAACCCGCGCCCCGATCTGCCCAAATGGAACCGCTCCGGGCGTCTCTCTGCCGCTCTCCCAAGACCGTCAGCACCGCCTCGGGTCAGGTCACGATAGTTGCTCTGTTTCAGCAGCGCTGTTTGCTTTTCGCCTCTCGGATCTCAACCTCGAGAAACGTTCTCATCTGAGCGGCGGAGGGGTGGGGGTGCTGTAACACCCCCAAATTACCCCGGAATCCCATGGTCACCACGAGCTATTCCAGCTCAAGAACGACCTCTCCCATGCTGTTCACTTGAACGCAAGGCACTGATTTATCAAGGATTATGTGCGCTAGCTCGCTGTCCTTGAGCGGCATACGTCCCTGCTTTACAAGTAACTTGTTGATTTCTATGCACTTTTGCCGCAACGCCTCTTGCTCGGCGTTCGACAGTCGCAAGGTCGCGGGCATTGTCAATTTATCCATAATTAAATGAGTCCCCGAAGTCTACGTGCATGCATGTGATTTGTGTTGACGCATGCAAGTTCCTCCGTATACATTGCCCGCCAATGTGATTTGCATGCATGCGTGCAGACGGAGTTGAAATGCATCAAGACGGATCAAGCGCGATGTTCATCGACTACCTATCGGTAGAGCAGGTGTATCCGTTCGATCTGCCCAAGGTTGCTGATATCACCATCGAGCGCTATTGCGCCCGAACCGGCGAACGTCTCAGCGTCACCCAGCCGGGTTGGAAGCATGAAGGCTCCTACACAACGTCGATCAACATCCGTGTCGACGGTCGCAAGCTGATCGTCCAGGGCAACCCCAGCACGGTTGATCGCCTGGACAACCTGTTCGGCTTCCGCACCGTTGAGCAGTGTGTAGCGGTCTACAACCGAATTCTTGCTGAGTACGGCCTGCCAGCGCTGACGCGCTGCACGCGCATCGACTTCATGCAGGCTGAGACGTCTCGCGTTGTCAGTCGCAAGCTCACCGGCAAGGCCTCCGCCGTCAAGGAAGCTGAAAGGGAAGGGGACGCCGGGGCTTGGATCAAGACCGTTGAGAAGGCCCACAAACACACCACCATTGGCGATGGCATGCGTATCACCCGCATCGACCTGACCACCAATCGCGCAGTAGGGAAGGGCAATGAACTCCAGTACGTCGCCTCTCTCAGCACCCAGCGCGCTGGTTACAAGGTCGGCAAGCTCTATGAAGACGGTTGCACCGTCGATTGGCAGGCTCGCGACCAGTACCGGAAGGCCTACATCAAGGCCAAAGCCATCCTCAAGTTCCTGCTACCCAAGGCCCGCAAAAACTTCGGTGACGATTCCGAGGAAGTGAAGTACCTGCGCGACCTCATCTCCTACTGCGAGGAACACGGTGTTGTTCGCATGGAGCAGGAACTAAAGCGTGAATATCTGCTGCGAGAAGGCCTCGCGTGGTGGGGCATGTTCGATGAGGCCCGCTTCCAGACCATACATGACGCATTTCTGAAGATAGACGACCGACTGAAGGTAACGGCTATGGACTTTGAAACCATCGCGGATCACCTCGTTTCCGAGAAGATCGTGACCAGCACCAAGGCGGCTTACACCACCGCCCAATACGCAATGCTCTGGATGACAGGCAAGGCCAAATTCGATTTCAACAAGTCGTCTGTCCAGACCCACCGCGCTCGCCTGCGCCGCATCGGCATCGACATTGCCAACCCTTGCGATGCGCTCAAAGTCCGTCCGATCGTTCACACCGCCAGCCGTGAAGTCATCCCGGTTGACGTGTTGCCGATGCCGACTTGGTACCGACGCCCGAACCATCTGGCGGTGGCCGCATGAACGAACATTTCTCACCTGAGCAAATCGACCTCGCTTTTCGTCGTTTGGACGATGCCTGTCATCGATTCCCGGTGCTCATCGACTGTCTTGATCAGGCTTCTAAGGCCTATCGCCAAGATGGTCACCTGGACTGGTTCACGGTCATTCTTGATGTGATGTTTGCCATGGATTTGCACGACGCCGGTTTGGCTCCTGATTGGTTTGGGTGCGATCAATGATTTTCTCTGCGGCCGCATCAATCGCATTCGCATACGTGCAGGTTTTCTTTGTTCTTTTCCTCGGCGCGTTTGCAATTCGGCGTCTTGGCGCATGGGCTCGCTCATGAGAACCGTCAGCTTCCAAGGCACCCAGCTCACCAGCGGCCAGCGCCGCCGCCTTCAAGAGCAACAGCAGGCCCGGCCATTCGTTAACCCGGTCCTTCAGCAGCAAGTAAACGAAACTCTGGCAGCGCTCGATGCTCGCCAGTCCCAGGGCATCAAGCCCGAACGCCAGTGGTTCCTCGAATTCGAGGCCAAAGGCACCCCCTGCGTAGCCGAGCTGTTCGGCTTCTGACTCTGGAGAACACCATGCACATCATCAAAGGCACCGTCCTCGGCGTAGTAGACAAAGGCGAAGCGGACAAGCGCTGGGCCATCGTTGCGTTGCAAACCTCCGCTAAGGACCGCGACGGCTTCGACGTCACTACCACCGTCAAGGCTCGCGTCTTCGGCGACTCGATCAAGAACGGTCTTCACAACGCCTACCGGCAACAGGTCGGCGTTGAGGTCTTCATGCCGGTCACCTGCGAGGTGAACGACCGCTACCACAACATTGATTACCTGCTGGCCGGCACTCCGCTGCGCCTGCAGGAGGTTCGCCCCCAGCCTGCGCCCAACCCGGCTGCAACCGCGCAGCAGAAGGTCGCAGGGGCTAACTGATGGAAATCACGCTGGACCACCTCTACCTGCTGCTATGCGGCCTCGCAATGGTCGGGTGTTTCGGTCACGGGTACACCGCGGGGTCGGCTCAATGACTCCGCTCGTACTCGCTCAAATCGCTGCCGGCTCCTGCGTACTCTGCTGGTTCATGGGATACGGCATCGGTCGCGCTCATAAGACGATCATCAGACTCATCGTCAAGGGCGTTCGCTAACACTCAACCCGTAAAGGAGCTACACCATGTACCAGTCCCGCAAAGAACGCGCTAAGCGCATCGCCATCACAGTCGGCACCGTCGCCGCCGTTGCTGCTGGCACTGCTTTCGCTGACGGCGAAGTAGAAGCCGGCCTCACCGAACTGACCACCACCGTTAAGGTTTACATTGGCCTTGGCGTTGCTGCTGGTTTCGGCCTGCTGGTCGCCTCGCTCGCTCCGGACGTGGCTATGGGCCTCGTCAAGAAGTGGGTCAAGAAGGGCGCCAAGTAATGAAAAGGGCGGCCCTTGTACTGGCGACTTCGGTCGCCCTTTTTCTTTCTGGAGCACACGCGGCCACTCGCGTCATCACTCCGGAAACACCGTTTACCAATATTATGAACGCAGCACAAAGCGCTATCGGTCTTCCGTATGGCGATGCCGCTTTCTTCGGGCCGGAGTTCACCTCAGAGCACACCGCCGGCTCTAGGTTTCAGGCTGGTCAATCGGTGCCCTCATCTGGCACTAGTGGTGCAAAGGTGAAAGTAGCCATAAAGCCTGTCGTAACTATTAACGCTCCAAAGCTGGCTAAGTCAGTCGCGTCAGGTTTAAAGGCTGTAAATGTTCCTATTATCCTTGGTACTGCTGCTGTTGAGTGGGGCATCGCTCAGATACCGGGCGCACAAGTTAAGGACGGCGAACTTACCCGAACCGTTCAAGGCGACCCCATGCCCGTTGGAACCCATCAAGGCGCATTCTATTGGGAAGCTCAGCAATCCCCATACCCACGAGGAAACGGTCCTGATACAGCTTGCCAAGCCTATATAGCTACTAAAATCGGTACGTACACCATCAAGTCTCTCACTAAAACGTCAGACACCTCTTTTACGTGCCGATGGGGCCCTCCTTCTACAACTAACACCGATCAGAATACGGTCATGGCTCGCCAGGGCACCAGTTGCCCCTCCGGCGGGACGTTTGATACTTCTACCGGACATTGTAGGGGTACATCAGAGCGCAAATTCAACGATACCGACTACGCTGCTCTTGAGGCAGCAATTTCCAACGTTACTAATTCCGACTGGCTTCGCGACCTCACCAAGGCTAAGTGCGCAGGTGGCCTTTCTCCTGAATCCTGCTATCAGGATCTAGTAGATCGTCGCCCCAACCATGGCCCTGCGTCACAGACTGTCTCCTCTCCTGCCGTGACCACTACGACCACCAACCCTGACGGCACCACGTCCACCACAACCAAGACCACTAGCAATAAGTATGACTACACCTACACCCACAACTCTTACGATTACAAAGTAACGACCACCACCACCACCACGACTAACGGCCAAACAACGACAGAAGTGACAACTGAGCAGCCATCTTCTCCCGATGAACAGCCCCAGGAGGAACCAAAGGAGGAGGGCCAAGAAGAATCCATGCCTGAGGTCACCGATCTGTACAAGCCGTATATAGACAAGCTCAATGATATTAAGACCGATGTTGCCGCGCCTCCGGCAGTTGTTCCTTCCGTTGGATATTCTGCGTGGTATTCATTTGGTGGTGGCTGCTCTGAAATTAACGTTGATCTTCCGATTATCGGCTCATGGTCTACCAGTTATTGCCCGTACGTTATTGATTGGGTTCGCCCAATACTGGCGTTCTTGTTTGTCGTCTTCACTTGGCATTACTGTCGCGAGCTCTGGTCCGAAGCCGTCACCCAAGCGAGGCCCATGTAATGGCTGCATTAGCTAAGTTCTTTCTCAGCATCTTCGCTTACTTCGCCAACTTCGTTATTGCAAAGCTTGGTGCCCGTTACGGTATTAGGCTCGCCCTGGTCGCTGCATGGATTGCGTTACTCGCGACTGTCACCGCCACCACTAACGGCATACTGACCGGCCTTGTATCGCTCGCTGGCCAGATACACCCAGTTGTCGAAACCGCGCTGGGTATCCTCCCGCCGGTCACCGGAGCGTGCATCGCGGCCATTGCAGCCACCCGCGCTGCCTGCTGGCTCTATGTCACCGGCATTCACGCCGCTTCGGTCAAAGCCCGCATCTGAGCTGTTAGCCCCCTGCCGGGGCCCCTTTAGGGGCCTGGGTAGGGGGCCTTTCATCCCCATGGAGGTCCTATGGCCGTTTACTTCGTGACCGGGAAACTCGGCTCCGGTAAGTCCCTCGCGTGTGTCTCCAAGATTCGCGATTACCTCTCCGATGGTCGTCGGGTGGCTACCAACCTCGATCTACAGTTGGATGAGATGTTCACTTACTGCAAGTCAGCCGCTATCCGTTTGCCCGATAAGCCACGTGCTGAGGACCTCGCAGGCCTTGGCCCTGGCTATGACGCCGAAGACCCACGCGACTACGACGAAAAGCGTTTCGGCTTGATCGTGCTCGATGAGTGCGGCACCTGGCTAAACAGCCGCGAATGGAACGATAAGGGTAGGAGGGCGCTTATCGACTGGTTTTTGCATGCCCGAAAGCACCGCTGGGACGTCATGTTTCTGATCCAGGACATCGAGTCATGCGATGCTCAGATCGTTCGTTCGCTGTGTGAGCATCTGGTCATCTGCCGCCGCATGGATCGTTTCAAGGTGATGGGTATCAGCTTGCCCAAGATGCACATCGCCAACGTCTACTACGGTCGTAGCGCCGAAGTCAGGGTCGAACGCTGGACCTACAGAGGTGCTGATCTGTATCGCACCTACGATACCCGGCAGGTGTTCCGTGATGGCATGGAGTACCTAGACCAAGGCCCGGTCGACATGCGTGCGCCTTACACCATGCTCAGCGCTTGGCACCTCAAGGGCCGTTATCTGCCGCCATTGGCTGAGGATGTGCCGCTGCGTAAGCGCCTTGGTGCGTTTCTGTTCAAGCTGGCTGTTTGGCCGATCATTGCGCCTTGGATGATGTTGCACCGCGAGTCCTGCATCCGCATCGCGTTTCGGTCTGTCTGGCTTGAGCATCACGCCAAGCAGGTTCATGCGGCACGGCAGCAGCGATTGGAGCAGCTTCGCATTGCGTACAGCCCTGACTTCCCGCCGATCAACCATCTGTGAGAGATTCCGCGCCTACGCAATGGAGGCGCGACATGTCACTGATCGACCGTGAATGGTTTCACCGCAAGGAAAACAAGCCGCAGGCCCGGCCGGCACGCCACCATCTGCAACCAGCCGAACCAAGCCCGCCAGGACTGGCAACTGCCTGCTTGATTGCCCTGGTACTCGTGGCGGGTGTTCTTCTCTGGCGCTTCGCATAATCTATATTATGTTAAATTGCATATGGAGACGATTCGATCTCTCCACCCATTCCACCCACTTCACGTCCTTGGGAAGCGAATGCCACAACCATCCCCCCATTGCACCTTGTACTTCTTCAGAAAAAGGCCGCTAACTGCAGACTTGAGACTCCTGCTCAAATTTGCCTCCGCGACGGCAGGCATCACATGCCGGATTGGTCATTCGAACTCGCTT